GCAGTCACAGCAGAGTTGTAGCCCTTGTCCAATGCGCCATATTGCTGACCAGTCAGGTTGGACTGGAGGTCAGCCATTGTTTGGCCCATTGCATTGGCGTAGCGCTGGCTACCCAGACCGCCCGTGCCGACAAAGCCAGCCTTGAGTTGCGGCATCAGGTTGCGCTGGATGTTCTGCTGTTGCAAGCGCTCCATTTCGTTCACCACGTTGCTGGTGTACGGACTCATGAAGTCTTGCACCTGCGGAGCCGCACCAGCGGCTGCTGTGCCTGCGGTAGCCGTAGCGGCGGTCAGACCGGGCCTGTAGGCTGTTGCGGCACCGGGGGTGGCGGCAAAGCCTTGCTGCTGCATCTCCGTCAGGGGAGCTACCTTGTTGGGGGCTGCAAGAGCCGTCTGCCCAGCTTGGGACAGGCCACTCAGGTAGTTGGTGTAGTAGCTGGGCGCTTGTTGAGTAGTGGTCGATGTTCGCGTTACATCTGGATTCGCCCGCGTGTCAAAAATTGAATCAGCCATGTTTAGCTCCTTGCCGCTTGGTGTTCTTCAAAAAGTCCAACGGTGACTTGATTTCGGGCGGCAAATCTTTGGGCTTTGCTGACCGCACATGGGCACGAATGCTGTGCATCATGTCGTATAGTTTATCCGACCCCGCCTTTGTGGAGCCGTTGCCAATCGCGGCCACAACGTCGGCTGGGAACACAAATTCGCCGTCTGCCAGCATGGCTGGGATGTCATCCGACTGGCCGTCTCCAGCACCCGTTACGGCGTCACCATGACGGAAGTCCACCCGCATCTTCCCGCCCGCTGCCATCAGGGGCGTGCTGAGTCCACCACGGGCATATTTTCCGTACCTAGTGCCAGTCATCGCGCCACCCTTGGCGGCTTGGATTCCTGTCTTCATGTAATCGGGCACGCCGTCCGAAAAGTTTCCGGTTTCTTGCTCGGCGGCAGCTTGCTGATTCAGAATGTCTTCAATGGGTCGGTCAACGCCATAGGTGTAGGGGTTCATGTCGGTTCCTTGCGGTGCTTGGTCACTCAATGCGTATTGGACAGCATTGGGGTCATTTGATTGTTGAAGTTGGTTGAACTCATCCAAGACGCTTTCAAACTTGGGCTGGTTGGGTATGACCTTGGTCTGGAAGCTGGAGGCCAAGCTGAGTGGCGCAACAGAGGACAGTGACGCCGTGTTGTTAGTTGATGCAGACGAACCAGATGAGCCAAGCGCACCAGACAAGCCAAACGCGGCAGCGCCAAGCGCATCAAGCGATGACGATGTCTTGCCACTCGTTGGCGCTTTGGCTGGGGCGGCTGGCGCAGCGGGCGCAGTTGGTGCGGGCGTTGGGGCTGGCGCACCGGATGAGCCTTTGCTGGCGCTATCAAGGTAATTCGATAGCGTGTCCTGCGTACTGACGCCAGTGTTTACTGATTCACCCGTTGCAGCATTTGGGGCACCTGTGCCCGCCGTGATGCCTAAGTTTCTCAAGCCCTCGTTGAAGGCATTGGAGATTGCTTTTGTGGTGCCCAAGTTTTGGTTCAGGCCGCTGGTGGCTTTGCCAATCTTGCCGTAAAGGCCCGACTCTTTGCCCAAAATTCCGGTGAAGATTGGATTGGTGTCAAGCTCTTTTGATGCGTAGGAATTGATTTGACCAACCAACGCCGAAGACAACATGCCGCCCGGATTGCCGTTGAGGGCACTGGTGACTATGCCAACAGGTATACCAAGGTTCTTGGCAAGCATACTAAGCAAGGTGCTAGACGCAACATCTCCTGCCGTGATTTTCCCGGTGTACATGTCGTTCAGAGTCAATGCCAGACTTGCGCCGGGAATGAACATAGCCGCTGTTCGTGCCAATGGCTCCATGAAATTTTTGAAGTCCGTAACAGCAACAATGCTGTCAGCAGTTTGACCGGGGTCGTTGTAAGTGAGACCCTGCACGCCCTCTACGGGCGCATTCATGTTGGTCAAATTTTTTGCATTGACGCCTGTTATGTTGCCAAGACCTGCGGCTTGAAGTGCCTTAGCTTCAGCGTAGGTCGGCGACCGACCAAAGGCGTCAACAAAAGCGTTTTGTGGAACGTCAACATTGACTTCTCGGCCTTCTGGATTGTTTTTGCCGCCACCGAGCATCATGGTCTGCTTAGTGAGCGGCCCCATCAAGTCTTTGTAGACATTGACTACAGCATTTGGGTCTTTGTCTGCCGTGGTGGCGTATTTGTTGGCATCTTTTCCATAGTACGAAGCCAGCTTTTCATTGGCTTGTTCACGCAGAGCATTGACTTGCTCCGCTTTGGCTAAATTAGCCTCTTGCTTGGTGGACAAGCTAACGTCTGAAAAGTGAGAAAGCGCAGGGTTTTCTCCCGCGCCACCCATCAGGCTTGCGGCTGCGGCTTGCTGTGCTTCTGCTGCTCTTTGGGCTTCTGCTGCTGCTGCCACCGTAGTTGCTCGTTCACGAGCCACATTGTCTGCGGCAGTTTTGTCAGCATCAGATTGCGCCGCTGGAGAGGATGTGCCTGCTGGCGCAGAAGGAGCGCTATCTCCAGCGCTTACATTGCTGCCGCCGCCGCCACCACCACTAGGAGGCCCACCGGGTGGCGCAGCGCCAGAACCCATGCCATCGCCACCATTGCCGCCAGCATGAGCGCCACCACCCCCCCTACCAGTGTCTCCGGGGTTGCTGCCGCCACCGCTTCCGCTGCTGCCACCACCGCCCATGTAGCAGTGGCCTAGCAGCTTGCGCTTTTGCTCAAGAATGTTCACAGCTTGACCTCCGCAATGAGGTACTTCTCCTCAAACCCTAGTCGTGACCAGAGTCGGAAGGTGGAAGGACGCATGGCCGCTTCAATCATGGTAGCTCCGTCTTTCTTGCAGATGTCTTGCAGTTGTGCCCAGTTGTCATCGGTGGTAATTCCTTCACCCGCCAAGCAGGTGATGAACGCCACACGGTCATTGGCTCGGTTTTGGTAAACCATTGACAGCGAACCGATGATTGTCTCGCCCTCCGTGAAGGTGATGAGCCACCAGTCTCCCAAACCCAGCTTCATCCGAATCTGGTCAAGCGTGTAGTCACCCTTGGTGTGCGGTTCGACGGCGGCAAAATACTTCTCCACCAACAGCCATGTCTGGTGAACTTGCGCGAAGGGGACTTTAGCTACGACAGCCATTAGGTTGACTGCGTTGCAGGGTTGACGGCGCTTACAAGGGCTTCTGCCCAGTCGTGCCAGTCGTTAAAGTTCTCCGTCCGTGGGATGGCCTCGTTGGTGAACACGTCAATTGCGGACAGCCCATTGCCCCAAGTTTTCCAGTCGGTGTGGACGGTTGGTATCTCAAGTTGCTGCGGGGCGTAAAGCTCACACATGAGGCTTGCCCACGACTCAAAGGTGTGGAAGCGTGGGTCGTAGATGAGCGCGGGATTAAGAGCCATACGGTCTGGTATCCCCAATGTCTGCGTGCAACAAGGTCTTGCCCAACTGGTAGTCGCCACCAGCCACATCGGAAATGAAGCGCAGGCGTATCTCGCGGCGCTGCTCACGCATGTCAATCTTGCCCGTGTTCTTGTCAAACAAGTAGGGGTCGCTTTCTTTGTCCACGCTCTGCGCAAATGGTCGGCCAGTGATGATTAAGCTCATCTCGCCCTCCATCAGGAAGTCAGGTTCGACGCGCTCCAGACGCTCCCACTTGTTGAGGCCAACAGGCGCAGGCTGCGACGGGCCTCCGTCAACCCATCCAAGGTTGCTGGTCTCAAAGAAGCTCTCGATGGCAAGCACATCCTGCCCATTGACGCTATCCACGCCAATCTCATGCTGGAAGATTTGGATGAGGTCTGGCTCGGTAGAGAAGGTCAGGGTCGTGGTCGCGGAAGCCGTAGCCGCCACAGACAGCGTCACCGCCTGCTGGTAGATGGTCTGCACCTTGATAGAGAAACCCGAGCCAGTTCCGCCAATGGAGGCCGCAGCAGCGCTCAAGGTGTTGTCCACAACGTAGGCCGCGCCACGGGCGGTGATGGTCACGGACGTAACTGCCCCGCCAGACACCACCACGGTGGCCCTTGCGCCCGTTCCAGAGCCTCCGGTGAGGGTGACGTTGGTGTAGGTGCCATCGGTGTACGCAGAGCCGCCTACGAGCGTGTACAGGGCTTTGATGTTGCTGGAGGTGATGCCGTTGACTTTTGTGCCAGATGTGATGCCAGCGCCAGAGACCAGTTGGTCAAGGATGATGTTGCCATCATAGGTGTCCGTGTACACAAACGTGCTGCCAGAAAGAACCACAAAAGACCCCGTAGTCACGACTGCCTCAGTGGTCACATCCCATGACGCTTGCACCGGGTAGGCAAACACTTGGGAGAAGTACCCAGCAGAGCGACGAGCGCCTTCCGCTTCCCCGGCGTCATACCAGATGTTTTCACGCACGTTGTAAATAATGGCGTCGGTGCATTCGGTTGCATCGCCCTTGGGGTAGAACCACCACACCTCGCCAAACCGTGGCACCTTGCTCACCCAGACCTTTTGGCGCTGGGCGTAGTTCAGGTTGTCAAAGAAGTAGTTCTGGTTCATGGCGTTTGGAATTTCCTTGACCACACCGTTGTACAACAAGAATCGGTCAACGCCGCACCAGTAGTAGATGCCGTCGTACTCGATAGCGGACTGGCTGGACAGGATGGAAGACTGGCTGCTGATGATGTCGTAGCGCCAGTATTGAGCAGGAGTTCCCTGCCCGCCGATGTAGGACACGCGGACAAGACTGTCAAGGCTCCAGAACAGCCCAGAAGGCGCGTTTGAGCCGCCCCGGACGGGTAGCCCTTGAACAATCTTTCCGGTGGCTACGTTGGTCTCGTTGGCGTCCGCAGAAACCCAGTCCTGAGCGTTGCCTGCTGCACAATTTTTAATCAACCCGTCGTTGCCGTACACAAAAACGTAAGGGTGCAGGGAGACCACACCGCCCGATACGGACACGTTGTTGCTGAAGGTCAACGTCACCGTGGCGCTTGCGGTGGCGGGCAGGGACATGACCACAGTGGTAGTGGCAACAGACACCACCGTTGTGCCAGCCTGAATGCCTGCGCCAGAAATGGTCTGGCCCGCTCCGATGAGAGGATTGGCGGCAGCCAGTGTAATGGTGGCATTGGTGTTGATGGTCGTGGCAGAGTCCGTAAACACGCCAATCTGGCTCATGGTCGTGCCAGTGATGCCCCCAATCAGAACCGGGGTGTTCACCGTGCTGCTGATGCTGTTCAGGTTCTGGCAAGGCGCAGCAAGAATGGTCTGCAAGCCAGAGCCAGAGACATCGTAGAACCCGTCAAACTGCCACAGGTTGTCGTCGCTGGCCGTGAAGTTACTAAGGGTGAAATCTTGTACACCAGAGCCGATGCCGTTCTCGTCAATGGTCAGGACTTGCAGCCCATCGTTGTATCCACTGAAGATGGATGTGAATGCGTTCTGGGTGTTGACCCAGATGCCACGGGACGGGCCGTTCAACTGGCTAGAGATAACTCTGTAGCCGCCCATCTTGCGAGGACGGCCACGTTGAAAGCGCACCCACTTGCCGTTGGTGTAGTAGTTTTTGTCAAACACCGTTCCATCCCGCTGCACGCCAGCAAGGGTGTCGATGGTGAAGACTTTCTGAACCATTAGAACGTACCGCCCAAAACGCCGCCAGTGAAGTTCCCTGTGCCCACAACTGCCAGCCCGGTGGCCGATAGCGTGGAGCGCAGCACACCCAAGATGGCGGTATTGAACTCGCCTGAAGCTGCGCGGTACACGCCAGTGGATGTCTCAGACGAAAAGTTCAACGCCGGGACTGAGACATTTCCATCGGTCAAAGAAATGCTGCTGGCTCCAGCCAACACCGTGTTGGCGTTCAACAGGTTGACCGAGTCGCACACCAAGGTTGCTTGTTGGCCTGCTGGCACCACCGCAACGCTTCCACCCGAGTTGGTGGTGAACGTGATGGTGAAGTTGGACACCGTGCCATCTGTCTGGTTGGTGATGTAGTACACCTGAATGGTCGGCGGGAGGATGACGGTCACATTGCCAGTCAGGGTGCCCGTGTACTTCTGCACCACGTTGGACGCTTCTGCCGAAGTCAGCGTGTAGGTTCCTGTCACCACCGCCTTTGTCAACTGAGTGAAGTTGAACTGCGCGGCTTGGCCTAAGCCAACGGTGAAGAAGGCGGTTCCAGAGCAGCAGATGATGCAGGAGTCGGCTGGCTGCAATGCAATGGATGCTGCGCCATTGATGAGGCCAGACGCGGGTGTCACCGTCAAGGTGCCTGTCCCGCCATTGCGAATCAACATGAACCAGTCATTGCCCAGCGTGGCGGCTGCGGTTAGACCAAGAACTGCCGCGCCGCCCGTCCAGACATAGGATGAGGCACGGTCAGCAGCAACTGCTGTGTAGGCGGAAGAGAACGTGGTGACCGAGTGGGCGGTGTTCAACGTGCTGCTGATTGCCTTCAGGCCATACCCGGCAAGCGCAGCCGCATCCACATTGGAAGAGCCAACACCAAACTGAATCAGTCCCCAAGTGCCCGAGGTGGTGCTGTTGGCGGTAATGTAAATGTAGACAGTCGTGCTGGGCGCTACGGTGGCAATCGTGCTTGCGCCAAGATAGCTTTTGACCGTGAACGAGTACGAGCCAGTGTTGCGAATCAAAGCGTCTTGACCAACCGATGTCTGGTTGGCCGGGGGCATCAGCAACGAGAAAGCACCCGTGGTGGATGTTGAGGACACGTCCATGATGCGTGCGGCAGCATCGTCCGTTGGACTGCCGTTGATGGGCCACGTTAGCTGGTTGTCAGCCGTCAGCGAGATGGAGCGGTACGAGACATCCGTTGGCTGGATGACCGCCCCCGTGAACGGACTGTTAAAACTAGGCATTTTGAACCCCTTCTTCTGCAAGTCGCTTGGCTTTATTGAGCGCCTTGGTTGCTATGTTTGAAGCCTTGATTTTGGCTTTGCTTTCTTCAGAGTGCTTTTTGCCTGTGAAGCTGGCGTGCTTTGCTTTATCCGACTCAGGCATCTTACGACCAAGCAAAGACTGACGAATTTTTTCTTTTGTTTCTTCGCTCAATGGCTTGCGTTGGACGCTTTTTTGAGCGGCTGACATCTTTGCTTTTGTCTCTTCAGTTGCCTTTTTGCCAAGATTTTTACCCAAGTTTGAAACTCGGATTTTTTCAATCTGTTCGGCGGTCAGTTTTTTACCCGCTCTTGAGCCAAATTTTGCACGCCGCTCTTCAGGAGATAAAGATGCAGCATGAGCCGTGGTTGCTTTTTTTCGCAACTCTTTTTCTTCAGCAGATAAAGTTCTACCGGAAACACCTTCGCCGCCGTTTGTGAGGTTGTAGCCGCAAGGAGCCTTAGTATTGTGCTGTTGAATCAGCATTCTCTCAAGGTCGCAGGCAGCCTCAAAGTTAAATGCATTGCAGATGTGAGAAAAAACAAACTTGTCAGCGCCATACTTTTTGATGGCCGCATGAAACGCGGGGGCGCTCCCATTTCCAGACATGTGTTCTTTGAGCCTGCGATTTAAATTTTTGGTGAGGCCAACGTACTGCTTGCCGTTGCAAGCATTGGTCGCAATGTAAAGAGACCACGTTGTCATGTATCCCTCGCAATTGCTTGGCGGTCAGCCACACGGATGGCGTTTTCATTTTGCAAGACAGCGATGATTTTGTCGTACTGTGCTTGCCACATAGGAATACGCTCGTCGTTCTTCAGGAAGGGCATTGCTTGCAGCAGGGAGCCGTACAGAAGAGCTTGTGGGGCGTACTCGGTAAACCAGTTGGACTGGTTGGAAGAGTCAAGAGGTTGGTTGCGCTCGTAGTACAGCACCTCGTAGGTGTACCCAGTTGCCGGGGTCGGAACTACCAGCCAGTGGTCGTAGTCGTAGTCGCCAAAGTATTTGGGGATGTCGGTCTTGGTCTGGTCGGGCCAGTATTCGCGCAGGTACTCGTAGGTGCGCAGCAGGACTGGCTGACGCACTCCAGCAACCGACACGTTCATGGACACCGTCTTGCGCCAGCGGGCGGGCTTGGGAATGATGTTCTCAGCTTGGGTCATGGTGCTGGTGACCACCACCAGATTGCCCAAGAACTTGATTTCGGACGCAATAATTTGCTCCGCAAACATGATGAACTGCGGAATCTTGTCAAGAGTTTGCGTGTCGGTGCGTTCCAGATAGGTCTGGATGTCATCGACCAAGCTGGAATACGTCATTACTGCTGCTACGGTCATGGTTCAGTCCTTGTATACAGCGATTGTAAGGTTGGGGTCTAAGCCATCATTGACTCGGCAGCTTCTTGGACGTGGTCTACGCGGGCCAACCAGCCCTTCAAGAACTTTTGCTGCGTGGGGTTGTTGGTGGCGAGGCCGTTGTAGAAGCGCTGCTTCTGGTCGGCAAAGTTCTTCAGCAGCGCGGCTGGGTCGGTCTTGGCTACACGCCCCAGAGTACCGGAGCCAATCACACCATCATCCACGGCCCCCACGGCCCGCTGGAGGAACTTTGCGGCTCGGCTGACACCTGCGTTCACCGCGAAGTCAAAAACGGCGTAATCGACGCCTACGGGCAAATCATCGCCTTTGACCTTGTCCCAGTACATGGACTTGTAGAACGGCTTGACCGTCTCCTGCGTCAACGCCTTCATTTCACCGGGCTGGATGGCGCGGCCAAGATACGCACCCCAAGCGCCGATGGTGACGCCAAGGTTGGTCTCCCCGCCTCTGTCTGCTGGGTCGTTGACGTACCCGCCCTCAGACTTGATGATGCGGGCAAAGGATGCGTCGAAATTGGCTTTCATTTTGCAGCCACCTGTTGAATTTTTTCGGCAGTTCTGAGGCCAGACAAGCCAAGCATCCCAAACAACAAAGGCATCATCGTGCCAGTGTCCATTGTTGGGAACTTGATGGGAGTTCCATAAAACGCGCTACCCCACTCAGCAAGGGGGCCAACAACAAACTGAATGGCAAAGCCTGCGCCGCACACCCATCCAATGGCGGGTCGCCAACCGGATACAAACACGCTTGGGTTAGCCGCCTCCACCTTGTTGATTTCCATCTGCCCAGCTATTGCGGCAAGCTCACCCGACTGCTGCATCTTGAACAGTTCCAGCTTTGCAGCCGCAGCTTTTTCAGGGTCAGGCCACACACGGTCTATGACCTTGCCGCCAATGTCAAGCAGCGCGGATAGAGGGTCGAGTGCCATGCTGTTCTCCTTACTTGTCGGCCTTGGCGTCCAGCTTGTCAAATATCTGCTTCAGGATAGCCTTGACCTCTGCGATGTCCTCGCGGTAGTCGCCCTTGATGACGTAGGTAGTCGGCATCGCGTTGACTTTGTCTTCGAGCTTCTGAATCTGCCGAGTCATGTTGTTCAGGACATAGGCAGCCAAGAACCCGGCAACGGTCACCACAAGATTGAATAGTTGCTGGTTTTCCATGACTACTCCGGTGCGGGTTCAACAGCCTGCTTGGCTTCTTTTTGGATGGCCTCAACCAACTGGAACACCTCTTGGTACGGGCGTGCGCCAAGGTAGCCAAGGATGGCGTTCAGTAGGTTGGTGGAGATGGCAATTTTTTCCATGATTTACTCGTAAAGAATGTTGATGGAGCCAGCGTCAAAGGTGTCAGTGCCTCCAATTGTTGTAAGGCGAACTCTTGTTAACGCACTGGCTAAAGTTACTGAACCCCCAGATTGGGCTACTGCTGCGCCATCTGAATGTGCCACAACACCACTTTGCGCCCAAATGTTATTTGTAGAATCCAATAAAGTAATTGTGATTGACCCGTTGATTATGGTAGAGGCCGCAATAGTAGAAGTTATATTAAAACCATTGGTGTCAGCAATTGCACCAGTACCTCTTTGCGCTGCTCCTCTATATTCACTTGTTGTTACACCACTAGATGTTCCTAGCTGAACAGTTAAATTTGAAGAGCCATTAGTAGAAACGGCATTAAACATCACCGTGATACGTTTTACCCAAGATGGAATGCTGGTAAAGTCGATTGATGTACTGCTGGTGGACGCAACAGCAGTACCTGAAGTGAGAACCCCCACTCCTGTTGGAGTGCCGCCAATTGTTGGACTATTCACCGCTGGGCTGGTCAACGTCTTGTTCGTCAATGTCTGAGTGTCAGTCGTACCTACGCCTGCTCCAGCGACGTTGTCTAAGCCGCCTGCGGGGTATGTGACCCCAGTGCTTCCGCTAATTGTGATTGCCATAGTGGTTCCTTATGCGACTCGGGTGATGGTAAACAAAACAGATTTGTTATATGAGTTTGTTCCAGCGCCGCCAATGGTAGCCCGAACAACACCACCGGCAGTTATTTGACCCGTCCAAGTTGCGGTTGAAAAATTTCCACCTGTAGTAACGCCACCTGACAAAAGTACATTGTTATCTGTAATAACTTCAAAAGTCGTACTGTTTTGTGTGCAATTCAGCGTCAATCCCATTGCAGTGCTTACGCCATTAACCGCTGTATCGGTATAGGAAATTGCGTATACGCCAGTAGTATTGATAGTAAAACTTGCACCAAGCGTAGCAGAGTCGGCGTAGGTGATGTCTGTGCCTTGATTGGTGGTTGTGTTTAAGAATCTGCGTATAGTTGTGTTTGTGCTACCCAACCCATTGGGGTTGTTTAACCGCACCATGCTGGGAAAAAATGGCACAGCGGTAGTTGGATACCAAGTCGTTCCAGTTGCGCGGTAGACGTAAGTCACGCCTGATTTGGCAGGCATGGAGGTCACCGCGCCTACAAGGCTTGCCCCATTACCTGCCATCGTAAGCGCCGTGATTTGCTGGCTGCTGCTGAACGTAATGGTCATTCCGTCTGCGGGTGCAGCGGGCATCGTGATAGTGCCTGTTGCCAACGTGCCAGCAGGGTTCAGAATCAGCGTCTGAACGCCAGCAGCAAACGTGTAGCTGAACCCCGTGGTTGGGACTTGGTAGTCGTAGGACTGGAGCAGCCCGTTTGTGCCTGAGATGACGGCGCTCATGGTTGTGGTTCCTGTGTAGGCTCAGTTGCCGCCTGTTGAGCAGCAACCGCCGCATCATGGATTGCTTGTTCTTCGGGCGTGTACTCCACCTGAGTGGTTACGCCTGTTTGTAAGTCAACTACGATTCTGTGTGTCATGGTTTAGCCTTTATCCTGCAATTTCAGTCACGGTCATGCTAGTGCGCCATGACCCGCCAAGTTTTCTGCCGCCCGAAAATCCATTCCATCGCATTGCCACGGCTGTTTCACCACCAACGCGAAGTTTGAATGTTGTAGATGTCGCTGCTGTTGCTGCTACACGAAAACAAAAACTAAAGTTCGCTACGTTAAGTGCGTTTGCTACACCAGCAAGCGCGTCGCCCAATGCAAAATCCGAAGCAATTGCGTCTGCCGTTGAATCTCTAAATACCGCAGCGATAGCACCTTGTGGGCCAGCAACGTCAGTATTTTCGGACAAATTAGCAATGACCTGAACAAGCAAATATGAACTTGCAAAATTTGGCGTCATCGTAAGAGTCAAAATTTCCGTCCCCTCTGTATTTTGGGGAATAGTGTCATCAGCAGGAATAGCCACAGAAGTAGTTCCTGAAGTGAGCAATTCTGCATAGGCAACTTGCAACACCGTTCCTGGTGTTTTGTCTGAAAGCAAAGTGCCCGTTACCGCTGGCAACGTGGATGTGTAGCTGCTGGCGCTGTTGGGCGAAGCAATGGTAAAGACACCAGCCCCCGCTGCGTTGCCTGAAAGTGCAATTGAACTCATGTGTTCCCCTTAAACAACTGACCAAGTAGAGCCGGTAGGCACGGTCACGGTAATGCCACTGTTAACAGTCACAGGCCCAAATGTGCCTGCATTTTGCCCAGCGGTGATGCTGTAGTCAGTGGTGACTGTCTGGCCGTTTTGGTAAAAAATCTGGTCACCGCCAGCACCTGTAGCGCCACCACCAATCGAACCCCACGCCGTGGTGTAGCCCTCAAATGAGCCTGTGGTGCTGTTGTACCGGATGTAGCCTGCCGCGCCCGTAGGACGCTGGCCCGTGGTTCCGTTTGGCAGCAGTATTGCGTCTGTTGCGCTGATGGCTAAAGAAACAGCGGGAGACGATGTTCCGATGCCCAAGCGATTGTTGGCAGAGTCCCAGAACAGGTTCGCAGAGTTACCCAATGCCGAAGTGCCCGCTCCGTAGGGTATGTGGCCCGCCGTCAGGGTTGTAAGGCCAGTGCCGCCGTTGCCTACAACCAGCGTCCCAGCAACAGTCACAGCGCCCGTGGTGACCGTGGATGGCGTCAGGCCAGTCGTGCCAAACGTGATGGAGCTGACGTTGGTCGTTGCGGCGTTGCTTGCCAACAAGGTCACCACGTTGCTGCTGTTCTTGTAGTACAGCTTGCCGTCTAACGTGTTGAGCGCAAGCTCTCCTGCGACAAGGTTTGCGGCCAGCGGAACCGCCGACGCCGTGGCGCTGTAGTAGATGGATATAGGTGTAAACCCCGCTTGGCTCATAATGCAATCCTTTTAAAAACATACCCGTGATGGCTTTTTCTTTTGCCCATTACGCATTTGTAAACATGACCAGTAGAAAAATTATTATTAGTCATTTCTTTTGCGCCGTTTAAAATTATTTCATTGCCAGTTAAAATATTGGTAGCAATAATAATTCCTTGGCGGTTTCCAAGTTTGGAAGATACACCCAGCCTAGATTTTTTAATCTTTTCTTTTGTTTCTACGCTGTGTGTTTTCCCAAGCATTGATTGTTTGCCAATGTGTTTTTCGGAATTTTTTCTTTTTGCTTCTTCAGTATGATTTTTACCATAAAAATGATTGTTTTTGCCCGAATGGGCTATTTTCATTTTTTGTTTGGTTTCTTCCGAATGTTTAACGCCACGCTTTAAATCTCCGTTGCGTTTTTTTTGCTCTTCAGAATGCTTGTATCCAAAAACTCCGTCCCCGCCCATAGTCAAGTTGTACCCTGACGGAACAATGGTGTTGTGCTGAATAATCAACTGCTTCTCAAGCTCTTTAAGGCCATCAACATTGGCAAGTGCGGATGCCAGAACCGTAATTTCAAATGAATCTGCACCGTATTTTTGAATGGCTTTTGACAACAGCTTGCCGCAACTATTTGGGACAAAGCGATGCTCGTACCAGCGACGGCCAACAGACCGCGTTGTAATTCCAATGTAGCCCTTGCCATTGAGTCTATTTTGGATAAGGTATGCCTGCATCAAAACGTACCTCCGAAGATTCCAGTTGTGGCAGTCACAGTCGTGAAGTTGCCAGTCGTTGGAGTAGTGGCCCCAACAGTACCGTTGATGTTAATTGATGCAGTGCCAGTCAGGTTGGTCACGGTGCCGCTGGTTGGTGTTCCAAGTGCCCCGTCAAACAACACAAAAGCCCCAGCGGAGCCTGTGTTGACGGCCAGCGCGGTAGCCACGCCTGTTCCGAGTCCGGTGATGGAGCCAACCGCAGGGGTGACCGTGGTGTTCCCGGCCAGCGTCAGTTGGCCCTGCGCGTTGACGGTAAACGTGCCGACCTGCGTGGCCGAACCATACGCGCCAGCAGTGACCGCCGTGTTGGTGATGCTGAACTGGCTTCCGGTGAGGGTCAGGCCCGTGCCTGCGGTGTAGGTTCCTGCGCCAGAGAACTGAATCCAAGTTACCGGGCTTGTTCCGACAACGGTGACCGGGTCGGTCTGCACCCATCCGGTGTTGGCGTACAGGGTTCCGTTGGTCACAAACGTGAAGTCGCCGCTTGCCATTTCTGCTGCGGTGTCAAAGTCAGTTGCGCGGGTCAGAACGGTTCCACCAGTGGCCCATGTGTAGATGCCGTTGTTGGCCGATGCGACTTCGTTCTTCACCAGCACACGGTCACCGTTGAGCAGCGTGTAGCCATCCAACGTGGTCAGGGCGACAGACAGGGTCAGAGTCGCACCGACTCCAGCCGTGCCGTTGTTGTAGGTCACCGTGCCGCCAGTGATGGAGGCAAGCGTGCCTGTTGTTGCCGCCGCAGAAGGAGCATGGATATGGAGACCCTCGGCCACTGCGTCCACATACTGCTTTGTGGCAAGTTGCAGGGCGGATACAGGGTCTTGGGTGACGGCCACCGAAGTGAGTCCACCCAAAGTCAGGCTGGTAGCGCCAAGGCTGATGGCCGTCGTTCCGATGGTCACCGCGCTGTTGGTCAGGCTGGCGTTGGCAATGTTGGTCAGCGTGTTGCTTGAGCCGCTGATGGTCTTGTTGGTCAGCGTGTCGGTGGTGTCCCGTCCAACCAAGGTGTCGGTGGTAGTCGGAAGCGTCAGTGTGCCCGTGTTGAGGATGGTTGCAATAACCGGGGCCGTCAGCGTCTTGTTGGTCAGCGTTTGGGTGCCCGTCAGGGTCACCACGGTGCCGTCGATGGAGATTGTTCCAGTGGAGGTGATTGGGCCACCCGTAAGGCCCGTACCCGTAGCGACGGACGTTACACCCGAGCCAGCGGCCAGCGTCTGCCATGAGCCGTTGATGTAGCCCTCAAACAGACTGATGGTCGTGTTGTACCGAATCATCCCGTTCACGGCAACAACTGGGCGGTCTCCAGTGGCTCCAATTGGGAGAGTGGCGCTGGCAACACCCGGCAGCACTGGGTTGTCGGCTAAGGAGATTGTTGGGGAGCCGCCTACCGCGTTGCCGTAGGTCACCGTAATCTGGTCAGTGGTGCCTTGAAGGGCCACCGCGCCCACCCCACCAGCCGTGGTGATGGTCAGAAGGCCGTTGGCGCTCAGGTTTGCAAGGTTGAGGGGCGCTCCGTCCAAGGTGATTGTTGGGTCACCGGATACACCGCTGCCGTTGGTGATGGACAGGCCAGCGTTAGAAACAGCGATAGAACGGGGCGTAATGGCCGTTGCAGACGTTTTTACCTGAAAGCCAGTGCCAGAGTTCACCAGCGACAACAAAGCGCCTGTGGTGCTGATATTGAACAGCCCTTGGGCACCGCCATCGGTGATGGTCAAACCGTTGGTGACGCCGACGTAGCGGCTGTTTGCCAACTGCGGGGTCTGGGTGACTGTCAGGTAGGTGTAGGTCTGGACAGGTGAGCCAGCAAGGGCCGCAGTCGTGGTCTGTACCGTGACCCCGTTTTGAACGATGGGTACGAGTTCAGAGCCAGTAATTGCTCCAGCCTGTGGCAGTTGGGTAATTGTGACTTGTGCGGACATTATGTACTCGTATTGCTAGGTGGGCTGGGTGCAATCGTATCCTTGTTCCCCGTCTGAGTAGGCGTCTGCGTGTTCTGCTCGGTGGAGATGTACAACTCGCTGTTGCCGCCAGTCAGCAGGTAGTCATCGTTCGCCGCAACGCTTGCGTCTGGACGCGGGAAGCGGATGGTGATGCGCTCTGTTTTCCTTGCGGGCAAACGGTACGGGTCAATCTGGTCTGCGCAGCCTTCGTTGCACACCCGCAGGCCGGGGAAGTTGGGGTCATTCCTCATCACCGAATGGGCACGCTTCATCTTGCACCTGTCGCAGATGGCAATGGACAGGGTGGAGTTTCCAAGGGTGTCAAGGAAGATGGGCATTACCGTGTGTAAACAGAAATGTTGGGCGCAAAGTAGATTGGCGACTTGTCGCGCTCTTCCTCTTCGGCCATCGACAGGTACTTTGCAGCCTGCCCTTCAAGGTACTGAATTTTGTTCAAGTCCACGCCGGGCAATTCCTGCGACATCTGGTGCGACAACATGCACAAGACGGCCATGTACCAGCGCTGTGGCACTTCCAGTTCGCCGTACAGGTCGCCCACATCCATGATTTGGCGCGAGTACCACACCGTCATTTGGTAGAAGGCGTTCTGCGGGGTAGGCCACAGCCAGATTTGCGACTGCGGGATGGTGCGGTTGAACCAGAACTGGAACGGCTGGTTGGCCGTGAAGTTCTTGTTGGGCAGGTTGGTGTAGTCGTCGCGGTTCAGGCGCGACATGGTGATTTCGGTGGAGTTGTTGCCGAAGTACAGTTCACGCAGACTCAGCGTGGTGCCAGAGTAGGCGCGGATGCGGTAGAAGCCGACGTTCTGCCCGTTGTCAATGTCCGTCCACACCCATTCGTTGTTGACCACGACGATGCTGCCCAAGTCCACAAGGGTCTGCCATGTGCTGCCGTCAATCGAGTATTCGTAGATGATTGACCATGTGCCAGACGCTGCGGGCAGGAAGCCAATGGAGCCAACGTAGATGGGGTTGGCCGTGCCAAAGGTGACCGAGATGTTGCCGTTGGCCGATGTCTGGGTGCAGATGGTGTCCACATCGCCGTCGTACAGGTTGGCCGTTGTGCCGCCAGCAGACGAGGTGTACGAGCCATTGGGCCTGTCCATGTAACGGTACAGGGCGTTCAGGACATCGTTGCCACCCAGTGGCAGGTCGTAGATGTACTTGTCCGCCGTGAAGCCGTAGACCTTCTTGTCGATGGCCCAGTATTGGATGCCGATGTTGATGAGGTTGGACAGCAGGAAGAACAGCGACTCGCGGGCAGACAGCACCTGCTCCGAAGTCAGTTCTTCCGCCAGCTTGCCGCAGCGCCGAGCGCCGTGGTCAATCAGGGTCTGTACCGTGATAACGGTAGTGCCAGTGGTTCCAGAGTAGGCCATGTCTTACCAAGCAGGAGAGGATTTGTTTTTGGCGGTGGTGCTGACCCGGCAACTGCCCAAGTCAATCTTGCCGCCCTTCTTGAACTCACGCGGAACCATGCGCTCAAAGGCGCTTTCTGGTTGTCTTGCGCCAGACCTGAACATGGCCGGGTCTTCATCTTTGGCAATGGATGCCGCAGGAGAGTCTTCCTTAAACAGCTTTTTAGCTATGGCTCCAGCCACGGGACGAGCGGCGCTCAATGCTCGGCCAGCAGGGTGCATAGATGCCAGCCCCAAACCAGCCTCAAGAACAGCTTCCTTGTCTACGTCCTTGTAAAGCTGCACGCCGCGCCCTTGGTCAACCAAGGAGCGTGCTTTGGCAGTCTTTGGCGCAGGCTCTTCTTTTGGGTAAGTGGCACCCTCGCGTCTGACAATCTTTGAATCGTCCTTGACGCTTGGGTTGCGGGGCTTGTTGACGCCAAACTCTGGCGCACGGGACAGCCCCTTGTCTGCGTTCAGCAGGTCGCGCAGGGTCTTGTCGCTGCCGTACTCGGACTGGAAGTCAGCAAGCTCCTTTGCGGAGACAACAGCTTTCCCGCTCACGACTTTGCGGTCAGGGTTGGGTTTGTACGCCATGATTGCTCCTTACCAGCCGGGACAATTCCACCGTTGCATCGAAGCCCTTGCGCGGCTTCCTTTCTCACTTTTCTCAGCTACTGGCCCCATTCGAGCGCAGAAAGAATCGCGCCGTGAGCCACCTTCTGGCTGTGGAGCCTTCAGGTTGGAACCAGTCTCACGATTGTACTTCTCGCGGCCCTTTGCGGTCAGACCAGCGCCTTGTTTGGCGGGCAATTTTTCACCACGGCCAATAGCTAAAGATGGGTTCTTTTTTGCCATGATTTACCAGCAAGACTTTGTGACCTTGCCGCCTGTTTTTACTTTGGCTGTTTTGGCTGACTGCTTGAAGGCATCAGCCGTTGGCGCACCTTTGCCGCCCACTCGGCGCATTTTTTCGCCAGAGCCCTCAGCGATTCGCTCACGTTTTGCATGAATGTTCGCATACAGTCCACCTTCTTTCATTTTGTCGGCCTTGACGAACTCCTTGCCGACCTTCTGCGGGACGCCACCAAACCCGCCCTTGGTGTGGGCCGCAGCCGCCATCAGGCGGTGCTGGGCAGCAGATTTGCTGGGCATGATTAGCCGCAGAAAATTGTGACTGCCGCGTTTGCTGGAAGCGTGACGTGGATGTTTGTGGTGAACCGAATACCGTTGCCGGGTATTAGCGTTGAAATTGGTGTTAACGGAGCAACAGGAATGTTTACGCGCAATCGCTCAGTTCCAGATGCCCCGCCATCACGAAACACAATCTCACCAGCCGTCCCACCGGGTGCCAGTTGATACCCAGCAAGGTTTGCCGCGCCTGCGTAAATAACGCCAGTTGCGTCATTGTGTTCCGAAAATACATTGGTCAATGTTGACATTGAAATCTCCAAAGAAAGCGGGGGCCGAAGCCCCCACTCGTTTTTAACAAACGCTTCCGCCGCGTTTCTTTCCGGGGGAGACCGTCACAGACTCCTTGGTCTTGGTCACGCTCTCAGCGCCTTTTGGCATAAGGTAGTCTTTTGCCTTGCCATAAAGCTCTTTGACCATGCCAAGCGGGTTCAACGCCTCTTCAAGCTCACGGCCTGCCTTGTCGCTGACAGCCTTGGGGTCTTTGACCACATACTTGTCGTTGGGCGAACCGCCATCCTTCAGCTTCATCTGGTTAGCAGGGCCATATTTCAGGTTGCTATCCATCTTGGCTTGACGCATCGCGGTAGCGTTTTCCATCTTGTTGACAGCCTGCAACTTGCGGTTACCCGGAGCGACTTTGCCGCCCTTTTTGTAGGTTCCAGCCAATTGCGTGACCATCACAGGAGAAGGGATAGGCTTGCGACCTTGCGGCATTGCCACGGCAGAACCAGCGCTGTTAACACTGCCCCCCGTGGCGAAGTGCTTTTTTGTTGCACCTCCGCGCTTGTAGCCTCCAGCATTGCTATCACGCACGCCGCCAGTCATGGCTGGTGCGTTGTCGTACCGTGCCGTGTCCATCATGGTCGTTGCGGGCGTGCCAGAGGTGCTTTCCGAAGGAATCATGCCGCCAGTTGCGTAGCCAGCTTGGCCCTTCACAACGCCGCCAGTTGCCATCTTCTTCATGGCTCCGCCGTTCTTGAACCCGCCAGCGTTGCCGTTCTTCACACCGCCAGTTTTGGCAGGCGACTTGTCAGCTTTGGCTTGGTGCATCATGGTGGTAGCAGGCGTACCAGAAGTCGTCTCGCTGGGGATTGCTCCGCCAGTGGCGTACTTCTTCATCTTGCCGCCCTTTTTCAAGGCCAGCTTGGTGCCCTTGCCGCCCTTGTGTTCTTGGGCGTCATGCTGCTTGAAGGCTTTCTGAATCATGGCCTTGTCTTGGGCCTTGTCAGACTTGCCACCCTCTTTCATCATGCGGCTTGCTGCCAAGCCAACAGGAGCGGAGGGGCCAGCGCCCATCGAGCGCATAGCGCGGCGACGAGCGGCCAAGGAAGGAGCCATAGGGGTAGCAGCCGCAGCAGCACCACCACGGGCAGGCATAGCGGCCATAGGGGCAGGTGGCGTACCACCCATCATGCCGCCATCAGCCTTTTTGACGCTGCCGCCTTTTTTGAGCTTCAGTTCGACTGAAGGCTCAGTGGTCATCATTTTGACCATCGGTTTGAATTGGCCCATGATTTACTCCTTATGCTTGAGTTACGCCGAGGGCACCAACGCGGGTAGCGTTCGGGCCGACTGCAATGGCGGGAAGCAGGATACCCATCACGGTGCGAACGAGGCCGTTCGACGCGGTGGCGGGAACGTAGGTGCCGCGAACGTCACCAGTGGTCGTGGTGGCGGTGTTGGTGTCAGCAGCCACAAACGTACCAGCGTCTTGCGCCAGTGTGCTGTTGCTCTTGACGCTTGCAACGTAGGCCACATTGGTCACGCGCACAGGGATGCCAAGGATGTCGGTGGTGCCCACTGCAACGGTTCCGCCCACAGCACCGGAGGTGGTGATGGAGGTCACGATGTAGAACGCCTTCAGGCCGCTCACGGTGGTGGACTGGGTCGTGCCAGTTGCAATCACCTCGCTCATGGCCTGACCGTAGTAGTCAAAGCCGCTGATGGTGATGTTGCGGTTGGCGATGGTTCCAGCGCCGATGGTGATGATGAGTGCGCGGGGCACATCCAGTGCATAACCGATGGAACCAGTGTTCAGCGTCACAGCCTTCACGGAAGTGCCAGCAGTCAGCGTGAATGCGCTGGTGGGAGACTGAGCCGTGGCAAGGTTGTTGGCAATCTTGGTCTGGGGCACAACGTCCCAGACGTAGATGCGACCCAGCGGGCCGATACCCAAGTCCATCGGGGCGGGGTTCTCAAAGGGCACATTGCCGTGCAAGGTCAGCGCAGTCGTGTTGGCAACATTGATGGCTTGGTTCAGGGTGTAAGTGCCAGTGCCGCCTTGACCAGTGCCAAAGGCAGTGATGTAGGTGCCGTCAGCAACGCTGGTGCCGTCAACGTACATGCCGACCACGATAGGTGCGCCGAAGCCCACTGCGGTCACGGTCAGGGTGGAAGAGGAAGCTCCGCCGCTGCCGCCAGTAGCGGTAGTGGAGTAGTTGCGAAGGCCAGTACCCATGTAGGTCTGCGCCGGGCCTAGGAATAGGTCGTCTGAGAATGAAGGCATGGTCTGCTCCTTGAAAAGTTTGACCGATGTTGAAAAATGTTAGGGGGTGGTCAAGGCCCAGCCCCCCAAAGCCTTTTGACTTTACAGTCCGGGCGTACCGTACATGGCGCGTGGGTCGGTATATCCGGGGATATAACGCTCAGTTGCCTTGTAGCGCATCGAGTCAGTCTCGAAGTCGCCTTCCATCGTCTTCTCCAGCTTGC